CCAAAAATCTCGTCGATAATGTTTTGGATTGGGGTGCAATCCTTATCGACGACTTTATACCGCATTTCCATCAGTTCGTCTACTTGACCTTCAAGAAACTCGACAATGTTGTTGGTTTTCTTAGCCGACATCAGCGAAATAGGGCCGATGAGGCCGTATTTGCCCTGATAGGCTTCCGCGTATTTATCTGCCAAATCAATGATTTCGCTGTAAAACTTCCGCAACGCTTTATGCTTTGCGTAGCTGCGTGTGTTCAGATGCGTCGAGTGTGCCACGTCACGCGCAAGAAACAATGTACCTACAAAATCAGCGCAACTCATTACATCATTCCTTCAGTGGCTTGTTCTTGCATTGGCATTTCCATCGGCATCTCAGGCTGTTCGCCCATCTCAGGGGCTTGCTGCATCTGTTCGTCCATCTGCGGTACTTCGCGCATTTCAGGTGAACCGCCGATCAAGTCGCCTGTATCCAGCGCGCCTGCAATCGTACCCATGACAATATCCTGAATTTGCTCAGGTGTCATGCTGTTTTGTACAGCAGAGATACGCTTGGTTTCGGCTTCGTAAGCCTGCACTTCAGCCTTGTACCTGTCGATGGAGATTTTCTGCTGCTCTGCGCTGTCTTGGATATTCTCCATGATGTCAGAGACGCGGTTGAGTTCTTGCGACAAGGCTTCGATCTGTTGCTTGGCAGCCATGATTTCTGGCGATTGGTCGCCTTCTTCCAAGACTTTCGGGTCAAGGATTTTCTTGAACCGCTTCGCCATTTCCTGCGCTCCGGGCCAATCCATGTTCTTGATGAACAAATCGCCGGCCACAGTCCAAAGCTGCGGGTTAGATTGCAGGATCATCGACATGGCGTCGAGCGCCTCTTGACGCTTAGTCATGTAGCCGGGACCAGTAGTGACCATAACGTCGTATGTGCCGATTGACGGGTTGTAGATTTTTTCGATCAGTCCGCCATTTTGGTCACGAATTTCCTTGACAGGCTCTTGCTGCATTGGGTCCATTTTGACCATGCTGACTTCGCCATCAACGCCAATAATACGCGCAATGCGCTGTGTGTCGTAAATCTTAGGAATAATATCGACAAGCTGGCGTGTAATGTGACGGATCGCACGGGCTAAGTTATCTACATAGTGGTACGTGCCAACATCACCCTGCTTTTCGCGTGCGGTGATGGCTTTTGCAGACCGTTCGTTGCCTTGTTGGCCCAATGAGGCGTCATACTGGCCGGTGGTGGACTTGATGTCCTCACCAGCGCCCATTTTAGCCTGTATCAGCCCTGTTTGGGGTAGCGGGGGTGCTGCACGCTGCGGAAGCGGTAATACGTTCCCAGCGCCGTCGGTGACGTCTGGGTTGACTTCCAGATAGGGCCAGTTGGTAGTATTGGCAGTCTTCCACTGGTTCTCGTAGCCCTCGAACTGACCGCCATACGCAATAAATGGTGCTTTTGGTGCCAGCGCCAGCATTTCTGCTTCTTGGCTGGTCCAGTAGTTGTACATACGCTGTGCGTCTTTGGCGTTACGCACCAGACCAGATACGTAAATCTGTCCTTGCACCTCAAATTCGTTACCTACGACGCGCACGACAGGTATCCAACTGCCCGGCCACTCGCGCTCGTCCAGCACGTCATAGCCATTGGTCTTCATCCACATGACTTTTTTGCGGTCTACTTCGCGGCTGCGGACAGGCTTGCCGTACATGGCGCGCAGTTGCTTATCCATTGGTGTATCTTTGAACGCCGTGACGTTGTCTGGATACAGATTCAGCGTCTCGCGCTTGCGCTTGTAGTAAAAATACTCCGCTACGCGGATAGTGTCTTCGTCAAGCCATGCTGACATGCTTTCATCGCCGACAGCGGTGGACAGGATCGACGAAATGGGCGTTGCGTCTGGAAACTCGCGCTCATACTCGTCTTTCGTCATGTCCTGCGTGACAAAGCACCATTCAGCGTCTGCGCCGCATGGGTCTTGGATCGTAGGGTCCATGTAGACGCTAAACGAGTTGCGGACGCGCATAATACGCACGTCTTGGTCGAAAGTCTCTTCGTTGCAATATTCCGTGATGAGACGGATATAGCCTTCGCCGTAGGTGACTTGGTTATCACAGGCTGTGTCGTAGGCTACGTCAGCGTCGGACATATACTCGATATGACGCACGACGCCGTCAAAGATCGCTGCCACTTCAATGTCAGCGTTATCATCGACAGGGATTACCTTACCGGCAGGGCGGTTCTGACGCTGTTCGTTCGTTACCTGACGGACGTGCTGCGGCAATTTGTTAATTGTCAAGCAGGGACGTGCGTTAATTGTCTGGCCTTGCACCGCACCGCGGGTCGCCAACACGTCAGCAGGCCACTGCCACTGGTTGTCAGGGCTGCCGGCCATGAACCGAAGGTCGTCCAGTTCGTCTTCACGGCTGTCCGAATAGGCGGCCATCGACATCTGTAGCCGATGGCGCATAGTTGCCATTGTATCAGGGTCACCGCGAGTGTTCGCTGGATCGCTACCGATGTCAGCTACATCGCCTACTTTGTTAATACCTGTCGGATCAGCCATTGTGGTTACTTTTTACCTTTTTTAGCGGATTCACGCTTCACGCTGTACGCGATTGCGACCGCCTGTTTGACAGGTTTTCCGGCGTTTACCTCGGCCTTGATGTTCTTGCGGAACGCGGCTTTGCTGGGCGACTTGACCAGAGGCACTTTATTTCTTCTTTGTTGGCGTTGGCTTCATCGACACGGTCGTGCGGATGACTTGCACTGGCTTGGCAGCCTTCATCAACTCAGGGCCGCGTGTCGTGCCTTCGCGCGCTACAGCTTTCATAGCTGCGCGTGCGCGGGCTGGGTCGCGGTTAGCCATTGCAGCCTTTTCAGCCTTTACAGTGCCTGTCTTATACAGGGCTTTGGTGTATTTATTAGCTGGCATTTACTTACCCTTCTTAGCTGGTTTGGCTGTTTTGGCGCTTTCTTTGAAAGCCTTGGCTGTGGGGGCGCCTTTAGCGCCCGGTTTACGCATTTTTTCGCCTGATCCAGCAGCAATGCGGGCTTTCTTGGCGTGAATGTTGGCATATAGTCCGGGTTTCATGGGCATTTCCACCTTTTCAAACTAGCTTTGGCGCGTTCGCCGTCTTTTGCCTTGGCTGCAACAGCCCCCATGCGGGCGCAGAACGACGCTTTGCGTCCTGCGTCAGCCTTTGTCTTCGGATTGGGCGCTGGAGCCTTCAATTTGCTGCCTGTTGCAGCGTTATATTTCGCTCTACCAGCGGCAGTCAGGCCCGCGCCCTTTGACACAGGCAACTTCTCGCCTCTGCCAACGGACAACGAAACTGATTTTTTCTTGTCTGCCACTAGCTGCCCATCCAAGATGTAGAATATCCAGCGGGAGAATACCCGCTTGAGGAGCGTCTGTCAACGCGTCCTTGTCGTGGGTCTTTAGATGCCACAGGAAAGGCAAATGTCACCGCTATGGCGTCTGCTGCGTCAGGCGACGCCAGCCCGCGTGACTTCATGTCCTTCTTGCTTTCGAGGAACAGCGTTCCTTTACTATCCGGCTTGGTGCGCGGGCTGATGAGGTCTGTCTTCAGGAACCGATCTGACGGGATGTGCGCCGTCTTCAGCCAGTCACGCATGGCGCCCCACATCTCTGCGCGCTTGTTGCCCCACATGATCTGGTTCTTGGCTTTATTGCCAAAATTTACGCCGCGTATCTTGTACCGTTGTTCCTTCAGCCGGTCTACGACGCCTGCGCCTAGCCCGCCTTCGTCGATGCAGACCAGCGCCGGCTTGAACTGTTCTATGGCGTCGATGACGTAGCCTGCCACTTCCATTGTGTCAGCACCGCGGTGCCTGCGTAACTCTAGGATGTCACGGCCCTGCCGTATGGCGATGACGGTGGCGTCCGCCCCGAAGCGTGCAGGGTCTACACCGATGACGATGGGCGCGCTGTCGTCCTTGATGGGTGGGCGCTTCATGGCATCATCGACCAGATTGCTGCCGATGAACTGATCGTCGCCTTCAGACGGGAAGTTACCGTAGACTTCGACGCTGGCTTGGTAGCTGTCTGGCCCGTATTCGTCGATGATGCGCTGGTACAGGTTTTTGTCTGTACCCTCGACATCGCGGGCGTCGATTGTGCGTGTTGTCCAGAACGCCCGCTTGCTGTGGAACGTCTCGTAGAAATAGCCGGTGTTCCGCCGCGGGTTGGAGAAGGCCAGATGGAAGCGGTGCGGCGTATTCTCTGTGAAGAAACCATCCGATACGGACCAGATCGAGTCTGGAATACCGCTGGCTTCGTCGAAGATCAGCATTACACCGTCGAAGTTGTGAACCCCTGCGTATGCGTCAGGGTTTTCTTCCGACCACAGCCGGCCCTCGACTGACCAATAGCGCGTGCCTTTCTTCAGGTCACGTTCGACCAGTTCTGTCAGCCACTTGGCTGGCATGATGCGTGTGGCGGCTATCTCGAACCAGTGACTGTTCAACGACATCGCCAGCCACTTAGTAATTTCTGCCCATGTTACCGACCGCAACTGCGCTTCAGAGTTTGCCGACACGATGGTGGTCGAGCCAATCCTTGATGACAGCATCCATATCGTAAGCCATGACACCAGCGCCGACTTGCCGATACCGCGTCCTGACGCAATCGCCAGCCGCGCCGTGTCGAAGTCAACCTTGCCGTTGTTCGCCTTGATGTGGTCGCGCAGGTCTGAGAGTATCTGGCGCTGCCATTTGCGCGGTCCGGGGAAATGTTCCAGCGGTGTGCCTGCTTGGCCCCACGGGAATGTATACAGCACAAATGCTAGGGGGTCATCCTTCAGGCTGGGCGACCACAACCGCGCCATCAACTCCATCTCGTCTTGCGCTGAATATATCGGCTGCTGCATGTGTGTTATCCTCTAGCTGGGGCAGTTCAGTGTACAGCCCCTCGATGACGCGCGACTGTGCTTTTTCCAGCGCGCCTGTAATGCTTATCTGTTGGTCGATGTTCACGTCGATCTGCTGCTTGGCTACCCAGCCGTGCTGATGCTTGAGTATCTCCAGCGCAGCCTTACTGTCGCCATCGCGCGCCGCTTCGTACATGGTCTTAGCCGCTGTGTACTCGCCGTCGCTGCGACCTTTAATCTCAGCCATCTCGACCAGCGGGTCAGCGTCGGCCAACACGCGGAACTGCCGCGGGGTCAATCCAGCGGCCATCGCCAGACTGTCACCCTTCAGGCCGTACTTGGCCGCTTCATAGATTGCCTCCAGCCGCGACTCGGTGGCCTGCGTCCGCTCTGGTGTGAATGGCAGTGAGTAGAAAGTCATTGGGCGTACTATAGTGTGTTGCAAACCATATTGCAAAAAAAAATAAAAATTGTTTGCTGCGGGCCAACATCTGAAAATAAAAAAAATTGTTTGCGACCCGTGCCCGTGACAGTCACGCGGCGCTCGGCCCTCCCACCCCCACCCCCCTGCTCCCTGCGTTCTGGCTTTGTTCTATGTGCTGGATTTTCGGTTGGCCTTTCCCTTTACGTCAACGTCAACGTAGCGAAAAAACATATTGCTGGCTGGCTATGCTGCGGTGCAACATATTGCACTGGCCGGTTGTCAAGTTGTCATGACAATCCAAGTCGGATTGCGTGGGCTTTACGTTGGCGTCAATCGCGCCAGTTTGGGAAAGCCCTCAAACTGTATTAGCCAACTAGGGAACGTCAAGTTGTCAAGTTGTCATCGGTTTTCAACCGCCCACGATATTTTACAGGTATTATAATACCTCTATTTTTTATCCATAAACAAATATCATATTGATAACAACTTGACTGTCCTCACCCGTCAAACGCGCGGGCTTCTCCCGTTTTTTGGGCAGTCATTTGTCGATGAAAAACAACGCCACAAATGACAACTTTATAGCCACGCAATCGCCCTAAAGTTATCCACAGATTTATTATCGCATAGAAACTTTTTTCATCTGCAACACAATTTGTTGTTGACAGCATACGAATGAGGGCACATAAGAGGGTAGTAACAACGCAATGGAGTGAGACACCATGAACACCGACAACCGCAAGATTGATATTTATTTGCTCAACCGCACTCACAAGTGCTGGCAATATGAGTGCACAACAACGTGGTCAAAAACTTGTAAAGAGGCAAAGGCGTCATTTTTGCGCCGCCATGACTATCTTGACGCCGGACAAGTTAAAGCCCGTTTCGCATAACATAGGAGTGAGACACCATGAACTATTACAAAATCAATTCCAGCGGCTCTAAAATCTGCCTTGACGTCAAGGGCTGGCATATCTGGACCAATACGCAAGGCCGCCTAATCGTCAACGGTCCCGACGAAAGCAATCGTCTGTTAGACTTTGCTACGGTCGATGACGGCATCACATGGCTGTTCATGACAGGCCGCCAAGAAATAGCGCGCATAGTCAACATGGCTAAGCGCGACGCATAACCACAATCAATAGGAGTGAGACACTATGTTATCAGAAAAGCAAATAGCAGAGCCTAACTTTGAACGGCTGGCAGATATAGCGACAGACGCGTTCTTTGATATGCTGAAACGCGCAAACGTAAACCATGCATTCAGTTGCAAACTAGATGAGGTGACAACCGACCGTCTAGTCGATGAACTGACCGCTTTCCTTATCCGTTTAGATCGCCGCCAGCAGGAGCAAAACTAATGACTAAATTCGAAACAGGCAAAACATACTATACCCGCAGCGTTGCGGATTATGACACCATTGTGTGCGTCACAGTTGCAAAGCGCACCGACAAAACAATCGTGACCGCCGCCGGCGACCGCCTTAAAATTAAAGTTTGGGACGATGTCGAGCAGGTCAAGCCGTGGGGGTCGTTCTCTATGGCGCCGATTGTGGGCGCTGATCGCTTGCTGGCAGACGCCGCATGATCGCGCACATAGCCTCAACCATATTTTTCATGGGCGTTGGTGCCCTATCAATCTACGCAATCATTAAAACAGTGAGGGAAGCATAACATGAAATACGACCGCAACTATTTTCGGATGTTGGACGATGACGGCCTAATCAATGAAGGCCGCGACAGCATGGACGAACTAGCCATTGTGTTGGCTGACCGCCTTGGCGAACTATCGGACGCCCAAGAGCAACTAGAGGAATTGCAGATACTATACGACCGCCTAGTGGCCGAGAATAACGCCCTACGGGACGATATGGCCGAATGATAGCGGTCCTAGCCGGAGCCGCCCTATTCCTGTTGACCTTATTACTGGAGGATTAAAATGAACCCTTATCAAATCATCATCGTGCTAATGTTAGCCGCGCAACTGTTCACCGCCTTTCTGTTATGGGAAGCCGTCAAGCATGGCGACAAATGGCGCGTCTTATGGACGCGCGACAGTGCTGAATTGCTATTCTGGAAACGTCACGCGACCCTGCGCGACCCTAAGACTGGCCGATACATCAAAAAGGCCAAACGCTAATGGAATACGCCGTCCGCAAGCAGATAAAGCACCTGTGCGGTTATATCAGCGACAGAAGCGCAGTGCTGCAACACATCAACCGCGAACACAACCTACGCCTGACGCTGCACGACCTAGAGCAAGCCATCAAGAGCAAAAGCGCCCGCACACGGCGCACTGACCTAGAGGCCATGCTACCATCGCCTTTAATCGTCACGCACAAGCGCAAAGGATATGACGACCTAGCCTTGGCGCTGTTCAAATACCATGCGGCGCGGACGTTCGGCCCTGAACAAGCCTATTGGCTGGATAGGATGAACGACCGCAAGCCCAAGCCGACAACTACAATCGAACTATAAAGGACAAGAAAATGCAAACAGGACTTAAAATAGGACATGACCAGCAATCCGTCACCGAAGTTGGTGCCCTCATCCGCTATATTGTGGACGCACCGACAGGTGAGCGCGTGAAACTGGCGGCGCTCGAAGCCATGAAAGAAACGTTAAGCATTACTGGCTTATCGGTCCAAAACGTCACCATAGGCGACAAGACGCACAACTATTACTGCGAACAGGATGACGCAGGGGAAGAAACCGATGATTAAACCACAGCAAGCAGCCCCTATGGGGCGCAAGCATCGCGTTTCATCCGACAGCGCATGGCCGCTGCGCGGCCTCGATGGCAAGACATTCGCGGAACGCCGCGCAGAACGTGAAAAGGAGCAAAGCAAATGCCTAGACCAATGACATACCCCATAGGGACGCTGGAAGTCGGCGAGAGCGCCACCATGCCAGCCACCAAGAAGGGTGATGCCAAGCGCACCAGCCGCAACGTGAGCCAATACGGCATCCGTAATGGCAAGTGCTTTAAGTGCCGCACTGTGGGCGGCGTAACCTTCATAACTAGATGGATGTGAGCAAATGAAAGCCACAGAACGCCAAGTGACACATGAAACGCTTGCTAAGTTAGGTATGCCGTATGCCCTTGTCTGCGAATATCGCGGCGGACACGACGCGCGCAAGTTTACGCTGTTTGACGGATTTAATACGCAGCATGAAGCCGAAAGCGAAGGCCGACGGATTGAAGCAGCTAAACCCTTCGCAGACGGCAACGGCGGGAAGCGCGGCTATGCCGATTTGAAATGGCGTGTGGAAGTGCTGCACGACACAGAGTGGCAGAGCAAATGACCCATATAAGCGAATGGGGTGCAGTCATGCGCCTAGCCAGACGCGCTGCGCTGTTGGCTGGCGAAGAACAACGCCGCCTAGGGCGTGTGACGGAGCAAGAGGATAGCAGCATCATGCTGTATACCGACGACCCGACAACGGCAGGGCTGTTCGCCCGCAATTCCGACATGGCTGCAATGTGCAAGACCAGCGGCATTGAAGGCGTGTGCATCGTCATGGGCGACAAGTTTCCGCCAGCAGCGCATGAAGCCGAGCGCCCCGACCCTGAACTGCCGCGCGTTGCTGCGATGTGGTTCCCCGCCAATGGCGACAAATGCCCCCGCTGCCGCCTGTTCAGGCGCACGACAGGCGAAATATGCAACCCATGCGAAAGGAGACTAGCAGCATGACCGACTATGATGATGAGGACGACGAATTGGCACTGCCCGAACGATACATCGAACGCGCAGGCGAAACCTTAGCCTACCGCCTGATGGAATATCTGGAATTTCTGGGCGTGATAGGCAAGGACCATGTGTCTTACTTGCGCTACCCGCCCATCGAATTGATCGAAGACGCCGAAAAGGCGCTGAAGGACGAATAAAATGCCAATAGTAAAACGGACTAGCCGCATCTGGACGCCTGAAATGGACGCAGAGTTGATGAGCTATTATGAACACGGCTTACGGCCAGCCTACATGGCGGAGCAAATGGGGCTGACGATTGCGTCCGTAGAAGGCCGCTACCATAAATTAAAAAGGGCGGCGAAAGCAGACAATAAAAAGCCCCCTGCGGAGTGAGGACGCAGGGGGCTTAAAAAGGTCAGCGGAGCATCACCGACCCTATCCATATATCATTGCAACCAAATGGTTGTCAATTCTTGCCTAAGTTTGACATCGTGCTGGGCTTGGGCAATTCTTCCGCCATGCGGCGCAATTCTGCCTTGCTGTGCTTCTGAAGCGCCTCTGGCGCGGCAAAAATATGCTTCTTGTTCTGATATTCTTTCGAGTTGATGCGGCCAACGTCAACCCAGCCAGCTTCCTTTAGCGCGTGTAGCAGCGCCGCCTGTGGTATCTTTACACCAGCAGGGACGTTGACTGCCAGCGCGTCACAGATACGATGGAACGGCCCACCGATGACGCCATCGGAGAATACGCCCGACCGAAGCCGCATCATGTCCACAAGGTAGCTTTCCGCGACGCTCATGCCATGTTCGACCATGTTCAGCTTCCATTCGGTCACTGGCGGCGCAGCGGCAGGGTTGAACGCCGACACGTCGCGCTGATGCAGCCAAGCGGCGCACTTCTCATAGCCGCCATTCTGATACCAGCCCCACAGCGCATTAGCTGCGGTCGGCGTCATACGCGGCGCGCGCGTCCACACGCAGAACCAGCGGCGGTCTTGTGTCGGCAGTGTGATAGGCAGCGGATCGTTCGTATAGGCAACGACCATCAGGCGGTTGACCAACTCATAGGGGTGCATCCCCTTACGATTGACCGACAGCGTTTCAGGTGGTGCAGCGATGAGCGGCTTTAGCTTATTAGCCATAGCGCGGCGTTCGCGTGCCTCTGGTTCCTTCAACTCGTTCAGGATGACGACTTCAGCTTCCAGCGCGTAGCCCCACTGGCTGTCTAATCCGCCGGCCTCAATGACTGACCGATTGCGCCAATGCTTGCCGCCAAGCGCCCACAGGAATGGCTGAAACATACTGTCCTTGCCAGCGCCTTCATCGCCGCCAATCAGGATAGCATGGTTAATTTTGATGTTAGGATGCTGTATCTTGAACGCCATAGCGTTGAGGATGTGGTCTAACTCGACATCATCAGCCACCAGATTGCGGCAATGCTCTAGCCAAGGCTCGACATCATGGTCTGCAATCTTATCGCTGCCTGACACGTCAGGGCGGGAGTCCGTCCAGCGGTTGCCGTAGACCAACCCGTCGCGCGTCACCAGAACGTCATCGCCAGCGGCGAACGTCACAGCGGACAGCGCAGGCGCGCCGCGATCCTGACGGCGCTCATCAAAATAGATGGACGCTTGCACGCTGCGGGTTTTCTTGTGGATGGAACGGCAGTCAACGTGACGGAACAGGGCGTTGAAGACGTTGCGGGCTATCTCTTGACGCGTCACCATGTCAAAATAGCAGTCATCGGACTGGATATACGCGAAACGCTCAAACCATTCGTTTTGTTCCAGCCGTCCGGCTTCTTTTTTCTCGACCTCACGCACACGCGCTGCGGCTTCGTCAGGGAAGGCTTCGGTCGGCGCTATCTTGTCCATCATCGACGCCATGCGCTCCGCGATTAATTCGTCACGCAAGCCCGGCGTTACCTTCGGGCCACCTTCATTGGCTACCCAATCAAGGAACGTGCGGCTGTCTAAGTCTTGGCAATGCCCATGATAGCAGCAGAACGAACGATCCAGCGGCTTGTAGCGCGCCTCGACCATGCCGTCGC